ATGTTGTCGAACTCCTGATTGTTTAGGATTTGGCTGATTTTTTCGAATTGCTCGATTGTCAACTCGCTCATTTTGTTGGGAATCTCCCTGTCGAATATTGTTATCATAGTTATTTTTTGAACAAATATACAAAATCTGCAACATAAGCAATGACTAAGGACTTACCTATATACAAAATCACAATTGATGACGAGTACTCCGATGGAGAAAACTTGGGAATCGAGATGATTGCTTTCACTAATCTACCGGCTATTAAGGTCAAAGGTATGGCGTTTGGAAGTGAGAAGCGTTTGATGTTTGCTGATGACGTGAAGTATCGCATCACAGCACCTGCCATGATACCGATGGACATCTACCGCAAGAGTGATGGAGATGGTGAGTATTATGTACAGTTCACTGAGGAAGTCATCGAGCAGATTCACACCAAGTTCATGGCTGATTTGCGCAATCGTGACATCTTCAACTTGGAACACGACACCGAGAAAAAAGTACCAGCTTATATCCTTGAGACATGGATTGTTGACAACCCAAAACAGGACAAGGCTTACTCGACATTTGGCATTGAGGTACCGAAAGGAACTCTCATGGTGACCGCTCAGGTGACAGATGCTGAATACTTTGCCGAATTGGTTGCCAACGATCAAGTCGGTTTCTCCATTGAAGGCTTTCTCGGTCTGAAATTATCGGAACAAATTAAACTAAATACAATGAAGTTACCTGATGGAGAACACCTCATCGAAGACAAAATCTATGTCGTGAAAGACGGAGAAGTTGTTGAGATTAAAGAGGTGGAAAAAACACCAACCGAGGAAGTGGTTGAGGAAGAGATGTCAACCGAAGAGGTGGCAATGGAAGACACAACAGTTGAGGAAGATACTACAACTGAAGAGTCAACCACCACTGAGGAGGAGATGGCTATCGACCCAGCAACCGATGCCGAGGCAATCGCTGCAATCGTCTTGCCAATTATTGAGGAGCGTGAGAAAGCACTTATCGCAATGATAGCTGAACTACGCAACCAAGTTGAGGAGATGTATGCTGAGGATAAAGCAGAAGATGAGGGTGAGATGCAACCAACCCAACTCTCAATGAGTGAAAAGTTTGCGAAATTTAAACAATTTGTAAATCAATAAAAACCAAATAACAATGTCTAAAAAACTCCGTTTTGATTTGGATGTGGATGCTTCAGCTTTATTGGCAGCCAATCCTGAGGCGTTCTACTCGAAAGCATATTTGTCTGAAGAGAATGTCGCTGAGAATTACCGCTTACTTCCAGGTGTGAAGAGCAAAACTAAATTGGCAACTGTCCTTTTCGGGAACGTTCTCCAATCATCAACTTGTCCATTCGATGCTCCGACTGATGACTTGAGCGCAGTTGAAATCGATGTATGTGCTTTGAGCGCAATGGCACAAATTTGTCAATTTGACCTTGAGCAATCTTTCGTTGCTTTACAAATGACAAAAGGTTCGAATGGTGACTTCTCAGTTGCTTCATTCATGGACTTCTACTGGAACCAAATGGCTAAGCAAATCGGTCAAGATATCGAGCTTATCCGTTGGCAAGGTGACACAGCATCTGAGAATGCAACTCTTGCTCTTTGTGATGGTTACATCAAAGGCTTACTTGCTGACTCAACTGTTGTGGATGTAAACAATACAACTGTAAATGCCAGCAATGTTTTGACTGAGTTGGCTAAGATTTTCGCTAATGCTCCAGCTGCAATCATCCGCAAGAAAGCTGACCTTCGTTTGTATGTTTCAACAAACATCGCTAACGCATACGAATTGGCTGCCGCTTCAGGTAACACCATGACATATGTTACAACTCCACTTGCCTTGACTTACTTAGGTGTGAAAGTTGTTGTTTGTGAAGGTATGCCAAACGATACAGCTGTATTGACTTTGAAAGACAACCTACTCTACGCATTCGATGCTGAAGGTGATGACAAAGCATTGAAAGCTGTAAATCTTAGCGACACTGTTGCTGAGCCTTACATCCGTACTCGTGCCAACATGAAAGTTGGATTCGTTCACGTTAACGGTGCTGAGATCGTTCTTTACTCATAAGAATCCCAATGAGGGGATGAAATACTCCCCTCTTTTTTTTAACTGATTAAACTTTTTACCTATGTCATGTACAGCCCTCGAGTCGATTGTAAAATCATGCGACAACAATACAGGTGGTATTGAAAAAATTTGGATTAATCAGCAAGACAACATCAGTGGTATCGCATTAGATGCAACCAACACATGGACAATTGACACCATCACATTGGCTGGTGGCGCTCCTGACTTCACTTCATTTGACATCCGCAGAAATACGGGTTCATACACTGAGGAAGCAGCGATTGACCTTATTAATGGTTCATCTTATGTAACTGCCACAATCAACTTATTGTTCCACCGAAGAGACCAGGACAAATCTCAAGCAATCAAAATCTTGGGTTCAGGTCAACAGTACTTGGTGGCAATTGTTAAGGATATGAACGGCAAGTATTGGTACTTCCCACAACTCCAACTCACTGCAACCGGTGAAGGCTCTGGAGTTACTCGTGCGGATGGTTCAAAATATTCCGTTACCTTGACCTCTGAAGTTGAGTTCCTTGCTTATGAAATCGAAGAGGCTGCCGTTAACGCAGTTATCTAACAACTTTTCCTGTTCATAGTTGTGAGAGCCATCCTCCGGGGTGGCTTTTTTTGTACAGTATTTTGTACAAATTTTACCTTTTGTTATACATTAAGTGGTAAATTATGCCACATATCTCATAACAAAATGGAAGATTGTGAACAAATTTTGACCTATCTGCAACATAAGTAATGATATACATCAACAAGGGTGAGGTGAACAGTATTGTCGTGACATTGTCAGAGGTGTCAACGCTACCTTCACCATACTATTTGTTCGTTTTTCAGAACGAAATGAACCCGACCTCAGACCCAATCCTATTCACCAACACCGATGAGTCACCATATCCTGAGAGATTCAATCTATTCTACCTGGATGAGCCTGTCGATGTGGAACTAATGAAGGGACAATATACATACAGCGTGTACGAATCAACCATACCACCAACATCAATCGATGACACCACAGGAGTTGTCATTGAAGAGGGTCGAATGGTTGTCAGTGGCGCATCAATTTCATCTATATACGATTAGCACATGGCTTGGTACGATATATTCAGAGCAAAAAAAGATTCACAGGTTGAGATGATTACATCCAATTATGATGCGTTCAGCACACCATTCTTGAAAGTTGGTGGTGCAAACCTGTCACTACCATATGTCAATGGTCGATACACCACATCGGGTTGGATTCCATTTGGTCAGGACAATATGTTCCCACAACTGTTGAATCAAATGGTGTTCAGTTCACCACTTCATGGTGCCATCGTTGACTACAAAACCAATGCAGTCATTGGTGGTGGATTTGAACTCAAGACCAAGAACGCAACACCGAAGGACCTTCTTGAATTGTACACATTCGAGAAAAAAATCAAACTCAAAAAGACAGCTCGAATCACAACTGAGCAATTGATTGTACACAACCGAGTATACTTCAGATTGTTTTTTGATGAGAAGATGAAGATGACCAGGGCAGATAATGTATCTCCTGAGAAGGTCAGAAAAGGTCGCAACAAAAATCAGTACTTCATTTGTGAAGATTGGTCGACTCGAATCGATGTACAAGAAATCAAGAGACATCACCCATCTTGCACTGATCGTGAACAGCTTTTTGTTTATGAGGTCGAGTGCTTGGGGCAGGATTGGTATTCATTGCCAAAGTATTCAAGTGCATTGAATTTCGCATTCTTGAGTGGTGAACTTTCATACTTTGCAAAGTCAAACATTCAGAACAGCATCTTCCCATCGTTTGCAATCATGTTCCCTAAGAGACCGCAATCGGAGGAAGAGAAAAACGTACTGCGCCAAACAATCGACAAACTCAAGGGAGCGCACAATGCTGGTAAAACTGCCGCATTCTTTGCGAACTCTCAGGAGCAGTTGCCAAAGATTGAGAGCCTACCAACTAACTCGAATGACAAACTCTTCCAGGAAGCATCCGGATTGAACACTGAGCAGATTTGTTTTGCCCATACAATCGACCCGATATTGATGGGAGTC